CTATCACCTCCACATCACTACCGCAGTAGTTGCAACTGTATTCATAGGTGTACATAGGGACTGACTGATCCCCATGAGGGACATGATCAACAACCTCTAATGAGTTGACATCATCCCCATGTACAGGGCCACACTTATAACAGGTGTAGTCTGACTCAATCATAAGAAGGCTCCTCGAAGGTTACGTATTGCATCAGGGTGTCCTCTGGAAGCTGTTGTAGTAACTCATAGATAGCTGTCCAGTCACCATCCTCAATATCCTGTTGCAATTGTGACATAGCCATTATGTAGTAGTGTTCATCATTAGGCATCTTCTAGTACCTCTCCAGTCTCTACGAAGTTATCTATAGTTTCAGCTAACTCAGGGAAATGGATGTAGTCTACTGAGTATACTTCATTACTTTGCTGATCTAAGAAGGATACAGTGTATGTGTCATTGTAATGTAGCATGACTTCTACGGTACCCTTGTGTTTGAAACCAGAGACATGGAACTGTAGACCACCCCAGTAGTCGTTGTAACCTTCTACTACTGATGGAGAATCATAGCCCCAACACATCATCATGTGTGCACCAGACGTACCCTTACTATCTCTACCAGACTTTAGCTGTGACTGGATGGTTGTTGCTACCTGTAATGGCTTAGGCATGATGTTTATTGCTCCCTGTAATGGCTTAGGCATGATAAGTGACCTCTAATAGATTAGGAAGAACATTGGATTGAAAGTACACCTTAGGCATACAGTACTCTATATGATTGTTAGAGTACCCTTGGAGATCAACACCAATAGCTACTCCCCTATAGTCAGGGTTGATAGGTCTATCTAGTGTTAGTTCTACAAGTACTCTGTTAGGACTCATATAGCGACTAGCTACTGATGCACTATCAGCCCAGTAGGTACTACCTTGAGAACCAGTGTAGTCTACCTCTTCCATGAAGGTCTTCTGGAACTCTGTGAGAGCCATAGCTCTATAATATACATACATACAACTACCTCTCTTAGATACTATACATATAGGGGTATTCCCGGGGGCTTCCCCCATTAGGGACTAGCGACAACTCTCGCTAGGAATACAGTGTGGGTCTTGTCGGTAACCCAAGAAGCTACGGAGTACCCAAGCGTGATGCCTGAGTACCCCGAGTGTTTCTTTAGTACTTAGAAGAGATCACCAGATGTTACAGAGTCTGATGCTACTGGTGAAGCTGCTGGTGCTTCTGACTCGATAGCTACGAAGTCATCAGATGAACCACCTGCGTACTCGATCAGGTTAGTGATCTGTACAGCTGTGAGTGAGCATCCAGTGCCCTTACGACCAGCAACATCGTAGGCGTATTGGTACACCTTGACGTTACCGATAGAGCCATTGCCAATCATGACACCCTCTGGAAGAGGCTGGAGATCAGCTGTAACAACCTTAGGCTTACCGTTGTCCTCACCGTTAGCCTTACGAGCTTTACGCTTGAGACCTACTGAGAACATGCCGTCCTTCTCTTTGACATTGAGGAAGTTAGCAGTCCATTCATTAGCTACATCTTTACTGTCCGTAGCAATTTGTAACTCGTACTGTTCAGTGCCAAAAGGAGACACTGGCTTGTCTAAACGTGCCCAGTTAAGCTGAGCGTTACGGATGATGTAGTTACGTGGAGCTTCAATGATAGCAGTCATAATGATTAACCTTATGTTAAATTAAGAGATTAGATGATACAGGATTGTACCTATCTATTAAAGAGACACACGCAGTGTGGCTCCCATGGTGTTACTTGAATGTCCTACGTGTGGCACCACGAGGACGATTACGGTACTGCCGTGCCTTATTCCAGTTGTGCAAGCCATCTGCTACTAGAGATGCAGTGAACCCTAAGGATACTAGGATGGTAACAGTGGTGAACGATAGTGCTAATAAAGTAATAGAATCCATGAGGATACTCCTATTGAATTAAAAAGGATGATGCCCGAAGGCACCACCAAAGGGGAATTAGGCCTGTGTCTATACACAAGATCTACCAAAGAGACACACGAAGTGTGGCTCACAGTGTCTACTACAAGGTTCACTCTCAGGTTCCCACAGAACCCCACAGTACCCCACTGTAACTCCCGTAAACACCACTGCTACCAAGCCTCTCACTAGTCCCTATAGGAGAATGTACGATTACCCCATAGGATTACCCTAGTACACCCCTAGAAGCTCTTACAGAGCACTACAGTGGCAGGAAGCACTATGGGGAAACAAGGGGGTACCCAGATATATCTAGGGTACCTCAATACCCCTGACTTATAGACACACGCTCTGGGGCTAAGTCTCACAATTGGTTGCACTCATAAGTAGGAGGGGGTACCCAAAAGCTCTCACAGAACCCTACAAACCCCCACAGCACCACAAATATACCATGTAGCGCCCAGTCACCGAGGACTATAGCAATGGATAAGACAGAATTAATAAAGCTTGTGAAGGAGAAGGAGAAGAGGAACCTACTAGAGGAGTACTCTCAGGACTTCACACGCTTCGCACAGGAACAGATAAGGATTGTGACTAAGGACTCTAGCAAGGGCTTTGTACCCTTCGAGTTAAACCAAGCACAGGCCCTTATAACAGAACAATTAACAAAGCAGTTGGAAGAGACTGGTCGTGTTAGGGCTATCATTCTTAAGGCAAGACAGCAGGGTATCTCTACGTACTGTGTAGGTAGGGTGTACTGGAAGTCATACTTCTCTCCTCATTCGAGGTCAGTTGTAATGGCACATGATAGTGCTACTTCAGATGCTCTATTCAGTATGTCAAAGAACCTTATTAGGAATATGCCTAAAGAACTAGCACCCAAGGAGGAGCGTAGTAATGCCAAGGAAGTCATCATCAGCTCACCTTACTTCAAGGATAAAGAAGCTAAAGCTAGCTACCGTCTTTATACTGCTGGTGCACCTGAGGCTGGTCGAGGTACTACTCCAACAATCGCACACCTATCCGAGGTTGCCTTCTGGAACCACGATGAGAAGATACTTGCAGGTTTGTTCCAAGGTATCCCACAGACCGATGGTACCGAGGTAATACTAGAGTCTACAGCTAATGGTGCTCAAGGAGAGTTCTATAGATTATGGAAGGGAGCTGTTGCTGGGGAGAATGAATACTTACCCATCTTCCTCCCATGGTTTCTTACGGATGAATACCGTAGACCACACCCGGAGGGGATGGAGTTAACAGTAGAGGAAGAGAAGCTAGTTGAAAGGTTTGACCTTGACCTAGACCAGCTCTACTGGAGAAGGCTGAAGATAGCTGAGGGGGGTGAACATAAGTTCCGACAGGAATACCCTACTACAGCTGAGGAAGCATTTCTAGTCTCAGGATCTAATGTCTTTGACATAGAGAAGCTGGAGCAGCTGGTACCAGAGACCCCGGAAAGCCACAGAGCGTGGGATGCTAACAGTAAGCAGTTTGAGGATAACCGTGAAGGTAAGCTACAGATCTTTAGCTACCCTAAGTGGGAAGACAACTATGTTATTGCTGCTGATGTGGCACTAGGTGTTGGTCAGGATTACTCCACTGCTGTTGTCTTAAACAAAGATTATAGAGTGATGGCATTGTATAGGGACAATCGGATAGACCCTAGTCTCTTCGGGGAACTCTTGTTCTACCTAGGTCGCTATTACAACAACTCACTCCTATGCCCAGAGTCTAACTCTATGGGTATTGCAACAATACAAAAGCTTGAATCAATGAACTATGTCAACCTCTATAAGCAGGTTAAGAAGGCTAATGTCAACCATGAGTCTACTGCTCGTATAGGCTTTAGAACTACCTCAGCTTCTAAGCCAGCTATCATCGGTAACTTGAAGTCTCTCATAGAGAACGAGGAGGTCAATGTACCTTCTAACATTATGATTCAGGAACTAAAAGATTACATCTCCACGGACACAGGAAAGACTGAAGCAGCAGCTGGTTGTAATGATGACACGGTAATGGCATTAGCCATAGCCTGTGAAGTCTTACGTACCCACTGGGATAAGCTTCAGAGTAACAACGTACCGTGGTCAACCAGAGTCTCTCAGTACAACGAGGATGAGACTGCATGGCTGTAAAAGAATTCCATTAGTCCTCACCCAGTCTGGTATCGCTGGGGGAATAAACGATACCTTTTATTAACGAAGACCGTACCTGCAAAGTCACAAGTACAGTGACAGGACATGCAGCAATAGTCTTCATTATAACGATTGATAGATTGACCCTTGGAGGGAACTATGCGATTTAATGAAGAAGCACCTAAGCAGAAGCAAGTGAAGAAAGATGCTAGTAAGAAGCCTAGGGAGATGACCAAAGCTGGCTCGTACTCTAGTAAAGAGCTAGAGAAGTCTAAAACAATCCCTTGGAGGCAGTGATGAGTCACGGATATAAAGAGAAAGTAACGGATGAGCAGCTAGCTAACCTAGTTGAACAAGGAATTGCTAACAGTGTAGGCGATTGGTTGAACTCCTCAGACCTCTCAAGAGAGCGTGAGAAGAGTACCTATGAGTATGCTGGTCTAGCTAAGGGTCACTTGAAGCCACAAGGTGTAAGCACCATTGTAGATACGTCTACCACAGAGACTGTTGAGGCGTACACAGCTGTCCTATGTGACCTTTTCCTAAACAATGGTAAGCTTGCTAAGTTTACCCCCTATGCAGCCTCTCCCGGTGCACACAAACAAGCACACGATGCCTCTATGGTAACCAATTACTGCTTGTTTAAACAGAATAATGGATGGGAGATAATCCAAACATGGATAAAGTCTTCCCTCCTTTGGAAGAATGGTATCATTCGATGGGATTATGTAGAGGATTACTACACAACCTTTGAAGAATACGAAGTAATATCACAGGCAAAGCTTGATGAGCTGCTGTCTGATGAATCTGTAGAGATCGTAGGTGATCTTGAGTTCGAGAATGAGGTAGATGCTACAGGTGATGCTGAACTTGTCTACGTAAATGTACGCATTAAGCGCACAATAGANCGTTCTAAGGTACGATTAGAGAATATCCCCCCGGAGAACTTCCGTATTTCCCGTGATGCTACCTGTATTGAAGATGCTAACTTCGTTGGTATCCAAACAGACATGACACGCAGTGAGATCCGTAAGTACTGGCCTGATATTGCTGATAACATCAACGATGATGAGTGGGATGAGCTAGGTGGTATGGCGTGGTCTGGCAATACCCGGTACAGTCAAGACGTTGCTGCCCGTAAAGAGGTAGTTGGTATGTCTTACTGGCAGGGTGCTAGTGACTCTATGCCTGTAGAGGCCAACCGTGAGCTGTCTGTCACTGAGTGCTGGATGAATGTTGACCGTGATGGTGATGGTATTGCTGAACTTAAGCGATTCATTATGATTGGTGGCAAGGTATTCCATGAAGAAGACTGTGATCTTATTCAGGTGGCCGCATTGTCCCCTATAGACATCCCTCACGAGTTCTATGGTCTATCTATAGCTGACCTTACCCGTTCGTCTACTTTGGCTGCTACGGCTATTCTAAGGGGCTTCGTGGAGAACACGTACCTTACTAACTATAGTCCTAAGCTAGCTGATCCAAACGTGGTAGACTTCTCTGCATTGCAGAACATGAAGCCTAAGCAGATCATCCCTACTAACGGATCACCACAAGGTGCTGTTGCTGCCCTACCTCCTGAGACTATCTCGACTGGTACTGTGCCGTTATTGCAACACCTACAGATTATTAAAGAACAAGCGACAGGTATGTCTAAGGCTGCTCAAGGCCTTAACGATACACTGTATGTCTCTGGTAACAGTGAAGGTAAGATGGCTGCTGTGCAGTCTGCTTCCCAGAAACGTATCCAACACATCGCCCGTAGGTTCGCTGAGACAGGTCTCAAGCGTCTATGTGAGGGTGTGTACTCAACTATCCGTAAGCAGATCAACCAGATGAATGTCTGTGTTGGTGGTATGACAGAAGTTGTGGATTGTGGAAACCTACCAGACCGTATGGAATGTGATGTCATCTTGGACATCGGTGAGAACAGCAATGCTAACCTGATCAATAAGCTAACAACAGTAGGTCAACAGATCTTACCTAGCTTGAACTCAGCTGGAGCTGGCAGTATCATTAAGCCAGAGTCACCTGCGGTACTTGCGACTAAGTTGTTAGAAGCAATGGGCCTCTCTAGTAATGACTTCTTGGAAGACTATACTACTGACGAGTTTAAAGAGAACGCTGCTAAAGCAGTTCAATCACAAACTGAGAATGCCCAGAAGACACAGGAACTTCAGAACAGAAAGGCTGCGGCTGATGTTGATCTGTCGGAAGCTAATGTTCGTTACACTGATGCACAGAGTGCTAACACTGTACAAGACAACTCTAAGCAAATGGCTGTGGCTATTGATAAGCACTTCCAAGAGTGGGCTGATCTAACGATCAAAGCACAGAAGGAAGGGGCTGTTATCCCTGAGCACCCAACATACGAACAGATACTAGGAATGGTGTCTGAAGTGATGGGTGGTGGGGCTGAGCAACCAATGGAACAACCTATGCCACAAGAACAAGCTCCACAAGGCCAGATGTCTGAACAAGAGATGATGGCAATGATGCAAGAACAATTACCAATCTAATAAGAGGAACAGGATGAATAAGTACAAGCAGACAGCCGAGAAGCGGTTGAAGAATGTACATCCAGATGTCCTAGCTAAACAAGCCCTAGTGAATGCTCAATTCGCTTCAAGAGAGCGTGAAGAGTTTTTCACAGGGGCTTATGGGGAGTTGATGGTAGATTACTACCTTCAGTTCCTCAATACGGAACCCCATGAGAATAAGACCAGAGAGTTTATTTACTCCTGTGTCTTATCCTTGGGGGACGTTAAAGCCAAGCTAGCACAATACGAGATGTACGGAAAGAACATACCACACTTAGAAAGAGAGGTCGAGGACGATGGACAGTAGAACAATTAATTATGAAACCCTGCTAGAGAATGTAGTGGGGATGATTGGATTATTAGAATATGATTCAATGCGTAGTGCAGGTAAATGTAAGTTAAACTCAAACAACTTGGTGAGCCTATATGCTCTCAAGGATCGTTATGAAGCTAACCTAGTACCAGCAACTAAACCAACTACGCAAAAGGTAGCAGCTAAGAAAGCTGTTGCTAAATAGAAGAGGAATTAACTATGACAGATAACACTACTCTACCCGCTATGGATGACAATGTGCAGATGTCCGATAATGGTCAGACCGAACAGAGCCTCCTAGATGCCGTGCTAAGTAACTCAGATTTCATTGAGAACGAAGCCTCGCTACCTAATGAGGAAGTTCCAGAGGTTGACCCGGTGGAATCAGACGAAGTAGAAGACCCTGAAGAATCTGATGAAACCGTTACTGAAGAGGGAGATGAAGAGGAAGTAGATGAGACAGAGGATGAGGATGCCGAGGCTACCCAAGAGACCGATGTGTTTACTGCTGACGATTTAGATCTGGACGCTAAAGTCCGTGTTAAGATTGATGGTGAAGAACTGGATGTATCCTTTGCGGATCTCCTGAAAGGCTATCAGACTGACAGCTCACTTAGTAAAAAGGGTCGTGAACTAGGCGAAGCTAAGAAAGCACTTGAAGACGAACGGGCACAAGCCCTCGCTGAAGTGCAAGAACTTGGTAACGCTTCTGCTGCAATTCTAGTAGGAACTGAACAAAACCTTGCTAAAGAATACCATGACATCGAGGCCAAGATTGATACGGCTCGTGAAGCTGGTGATACTTACGAGGTTAGCGAACTGAAGGATCAACGTGAACAAGTCCAGAAAAGATACTGGAATGCTCGCAAGCAGCGTGAAGGCTTACAAGAACAACTGAAAGTACAACAACAATCTGTTCAGGAACAACTCTGGGAAGAACAACTAACTTACTTTAATGATAACATTGAAGCACAGTTGCCCGGGTTTAATGCTGAGATGGCTGCTGAGATACGTAACTTTGCCGTAGGTGAGGGCGTGTCGGAAGGGCTTGTAGATTCTATTGTTGATCCTAACATTGTTCGGCTATTGAATGATTACCGTGTGTTAAAGCAAGGTGTCACTAAAGGCCAAGCCAAACGTAAGGCTGCTCCTTCAAAGAAAGCAGTACCTACCAAAAAGGCGAAGTCACCCAATCGTCAGAAGCAGGACGCATCCAAGATGACGAAGGCAAGAGCCTTCCGTGAAGATGCTTCCTCTGATGACCAGATGGCTTTTCTGCGGGATTATGCAGCAAACTCTCTGAAACTCTAATTAAATATAAGGAATACTATTATGGCTACAATTGGCGGTCGAGCTACCACAGGCCCAGCTGGAGGCGTTGCCTCTGGAACTAGTAACAGCAATGTTTCACAACGTGAAGATCTTGCTAACTTCATCTCCCTTATCACTCGTGATGAGACTCCTTTCCTGTCGTCTATCGGCAAAAGCAAAGCTACTGCAATCTACCACGAATGGCAGACTGACGAGCTAGCTGCACCCGGCAACTCTAAGCTGGTTGACGGTGCTGACTACGCACAGCCCGGTGCTTCTCAAACTGAAGGCGGTGCTGCGTTCAACCCTGTTGGCCCATCACGCACTCGCTTGGGTAACTACACTCAGATCAACGGTAAGACTATCGCTGTATCCGGCACCCGCCGTGCAGTAGATCAGGCTGGCGTTGCTGATGAGTACGCATACCAGTTGAAGAAGCGTGGTACTGAGCTTCGTCGTGACATCGAGCACGATCTGGTAAATGGCTATCAGGTTGCTAACGGCTCTGGTACTCGTACCATGGGTGGTTACCAGTCATACGTAAATGACGAGAAGACTTGTACTTTTGCTTCTGGTACTGCTGTTGGCGCTAACGCTGGTAAGGGTACTCACGCTCCTACTTTGCTGGCTGATGCTTCTCGTTCAGCACTGAGCCTGACTGACATTGACGGCACCATGCAGAAGATCTACGAGCAAGGCGGTAAGGCAACTAAGATCATGTTGTCTCCTAAGCTTCGTCGTGACTTCTCTGACCTGATGGTTGGTGACACTGGCGTTCAGCGTAACATTGATGCAGATGGCAAGTTACGTCAGTCTGTTGATATCTACATGTCTGACTTTGGTGATCTGATGGTAGTTCCAAACTACATCATGGGTCTCCAGACTGGCACTGCTGGTACTGCGAATGACTACTCTGACTCATGTGCACTTGTATATGATCCTCAGTGGTTTGCAGTTGCATCTCTGCGTCCTTTGGCTGAAGTAGATGTAGGCCAGAAGGGTGATTCTACTGTTGGTATGTTGGTAGAAGAGAACACGTTTGAAGTTAAGAACCCATTGGGTTGTGGTGCTATCTACGGTCTTAAGTAAGACTTTAGAGTAACATCTATGGGGGAGGTGGCTTTAGGGCTGCTTCCCCTTTTTTTATTATTGCTTTAGGAGATAAGTAATTATGATGGTAATTAAAGGTACGATTGGAACAACTGCTAACGGCTTTACAGCTGGAGTGCAGTACAACCTCCCTGCTGAGGACTGCGTGTGGGTAACCGCAGACGCAACAGGTGGTGGTTATGAACTGACATCAGGACGCTTTATTAAGGGTAGCATTGACTTTGTTATTGTTAACCCAGTGTTGGGTGTTATTGGTAAGACTGGTCGCTTTGTAGCGATAACGAATTAAGATATAAGAGGTGGGACTAATGGATTCTAATTATTATAATATCAACACCGCAGGTGGAATGACAGGTGGTATTGATACAGACACAGGTGACTTTCAAATCCATCAGGATGCTGCACCTTTTATAGCAGCAGCTAAAGCTGACCGAGAAGGCACTCGTATAGGCCGTAAGGACATTGGGTACAAGAAGGCGTGTACCATTCCTGATATCGTGGCTTTAGATATTTTAACTAAATACAAAATTGATGTACATGATGCAAACTTCATGCACGACCCCACAGCAGTTCGTAAGGTTATTGCAATAATGAAGTCAGAGTATCCAGCATTAATGTCATACTAGGAGGCAACTATGGCTGAACGAATTGATAAGAGCAAGATGAAAACTAATACACCAAAAAGAACTCCTAGTCACCCAACTAAAAGTCATGTTGTGCTTGCGTCTAGTGGTGGTAAGCAAAAACTAATACGGTTTGGAGAGCAAGGTGCCTCGACCGCAGGTAAGCCTAAATCAGGTGAATCTGATAAGATGAAAGCTAAGCGTAAAAGCTTTAAAGCTCGTCACCAAAAGAACATAAGCAAAGGCCCAATGAGCGCAGCATACTGGGCTAATAAAGTTAAATGGTAACAGGAGAAGCCCAATGGCTACATATACAGATTTAGTAAAGATGGTACGAGATTGGGCTAACCGTGAAGATACGGTGCTTCCTGATTCTATTATACAATCAAGTTTAAGATATGCCGCAGATGAGTCATATCGCTACCTAGAGATCCCACCTTTGGAGTTCTCCCGGTACTATGTTATCCGAAAGGATACAGCCCTAACCTACTGCGTGAAAGCCTCTGAAGGTGTTTACACGGTAGCTGTTAGTAATAATATTAAAGATGCTAAGTTCGATAGCAATGATACCAACCCTGATGTAGCAAACGCTAGCTTTGCAGTTCCCCATGATACAATCTCTTTTATTGTATTGAGATCTATGGGATCTATCAATAGACCAGAGATAGGGTCTACTGTTGGTGGTGTAGTGGTTACTGATATTAACCAGAACAACTACGCAATCATACTGGCATCTGACACACCTAGTGTGGTTAACCATAGTGCTTATCAAGACACAGTATACAATGAAACTGTAGACACTAAGACCTTCTATGACTACAACGACAGTACTCACAACAGTGGATACTTTACTCGTAAGGGGTCAAACATCATAGTTGCTGGTGAACTAGTTAAAGAAGGCGATACAATTGAGTTGTTCTACTACCGTAGACTCGCTGCTTTAGATGCACGTAAGACTATACCCGCTACGGTTACACTTGCTGAAGCTCAGGCTGACAGTGCAACCTATGAAGTGAAGACTGCGGTTGAGTATGAAGCACTTACAGTTTTGGAAAAGAGAACCTATCAAGAGATTGAAGGTGAGTATGTCAGGTATGTCGCAGAGATTGGCAATTGGTTGAAAGATCAAAATGAGCGTGTACTACTGTTCGGTGCTTTGCATCGTTGCTTCGATTACTTACAAGAAGATCAACAATCAGAGAAATATAAAGCTCGCTTTGCAGAAGCTGTACAAGAGTTAAACAACGAAGAGAAGAAACGTAAACTCTCCGCTGGTCAAGCTCATGTTAGTTTTGATGCAAGGGGATTAATCTAAGGAGGCAGTATGTCAGATATAACAGATGATAGCGCCCTTGGTGGATCTTTTGGAGGTTCCGGGGATGATCAAGTTCAAGTCATACCCACAAACCCTGTAGGGCCAGACCCCACAACGAACCTAGTAATTACAGATGATTCGTCATTAGGTGGATCTTTTGGAGAGAACGGCTCACCTGAAGCAATCACCGCTAACAATGCAGCTGTGGCTGCTGCTAATGCAGCTCAAGCCTCTCAAGTAGCTGCGCTTAACTCAGAGATTGCTGCGGCTGCTAGTGCAACTGATGCAGCTTCTAGTTCAACTGAGGCTGCTACAAGCGCCACTGAGTCTGCCACAAGCGCAACTGGATCTGCTGCAAGCGCAATTGCTGCTGCTACAAGTGCTCTTGAGTCTTCAGACGCTAGTGCCCTTGCAAGCCAAAGCAAGTTTGAAGCAGAGGCTTATGCCGTTGCTGCTTATAATAGCGAGTTGAGTGCTTTATCTAGTGAAGCTGCGGCAGCGATAAGTGCTTCAAGTGCTGCCTCATCCGACATAAGTGCTACATCTGCATCTGTTTCCGCTCAGCAATATTCCTTAACTGCTGTCACTAGTGCTGACGCTAGTGCTGCCAGTGCCATTGCAGCGGCTTCAAGTGCTGGATCGGCAGCTGTTAGTTCCGGGGAAGCCGACTTAAGTGCTGCCTCCGCAGCTTCAAGTGCAACAAGCGCAGCAGGTAGCTCAACAGCATCTGCTCAAAGCGCCACTGAAGCCTTTACTAGCGAAGTCAACGCTGCTACAAGTGAAGCCAATGCTAGTCTTTCAGCAGGACAAGCTGTTGCAGCATCAACTAGCTCTCTTAACAGTGCAGAAGACTCAAGCACAAGTGCGAGTGCTTCAGCGGCATCTAGTGTAGAAGCAGGGACAGCTGCTGCTGCTGCCTTAGCCAGTCAAGTTGCAAGTGCGAGTTCTGCTACAGCAGCCTTAGCTAGTCAACAAGCTGCTGCTTTAAGTGCTACAGAGGCTGCTGCTAGTGAAGCTGGTGTAGCTCTGGATGCTAGTATTGCAACGTCAGCTGCCATTGCTGCTGCTACAAGCGAGACTAACGCTGGTATCAGTGAGACCAATGCTGCAAACAGTGAAGCTAATGCTGCGTCAAGTTCTGTAAGTTCAGCCTCTAGTGCAGCAAGCTCCCAACTAAGCGCAGATGCTGCTACTGTAAGTGAAGCTAATGCTGCGTCAAGTGCTGCTGAAGCTAGTGCGTCTGAGACAGCCGCAGAGGACAGTGCCGCAGTAGCAGATGCTGCTGAGGTTAGCGCCTTAGCATCTAAAGACGCTGCTGCTGCTAGTGCAACATCTGCAACTAGTAGTGCTAATGCTGCTGCTGCAAGTGCTGTTGCTGCTGATCAAAGCGATACTAATGCTGAAGGTCACATGAATGATGCGTTGACCTACGCAAACGCTGCAAGTACATCTGCAACTAATGCTGCTGCAAGTGCTACAGGTGCTTCTAACAGTGCCACCTCAGCTGCATCAAGTGAAACTGCATCAGCTGCCAGTGCATCCGCTGCTTCAACGTCAGCATCTGCGGCTCAAGCTGCGCTTGTTGCTTTTGAGCAAGACTACTTAGGGAGCTTTGCAACGGCACCTACAACAGATAACCAAGGTGGTGTTTTAGTTGAAGGTGCTTTGTATTTTAACAGCACATCAGACAAACTTTTTGTTTGGAATGGAACCTCTTGGGCATCGGTTGTCGATGAGGCTGCTGTACAAACCATTGTAGATGCTGAGATTGCAGCACTAGTTGATGGCGCACCTGCTGACTTAAACACGCTTAATGAGTTAGCAGCTGCTGTTGGAGATGATCCTATCTTTAGCACAACTGTTACTAATGCGTTGGCAACTAAGTACGGGGCTGATGATGATCCAACCTTCGGTGCTTTAATAGCTGACTCTGTACAACTATCAGGTGGTACAGGCGCTCAAGGGACTCTTTCTTGGAATGAAACAGACCTAACACTTGACCTTGTGTCTGATGGTATTGTATATCAAATTGGTCAAGAGATGGCTATTCGTGTTCGTAATGACACAGAGACTACTATTCCAAACGGAACCCCTGTATATGTTACGGGTGCTTTAGGTAATAAGATCACTGTAGAAACAGCATCTAATGTTAGTGATGCGTTGTCTGCAACCACCATTGGTGTTACTACAGAGACTCTCCTTCCCAATGCGGACGGTATGGTAACAACAGGTGGTTTGGTTCGGGGTTTAGACACTCTTGGTTTAACTGAAGGTGCTGTTTTATACTTAGGTGCCGCAGGTACAGTGACAACTACTAAGCCTATTTCCCCAGCACATGAGGTGGTACTAGGGTATGTTACACGGGTGCATCAAACGCAAGGTACGTTTCTTATAAATGTAATTGATCAGGCAGGGTTAGATGAATTACATGATGTTCTTATTAGTACACCGTTGAACCAACAAGCACTTATCTATGAAACATCTACTGGGTTGTGGAAGAATGTAACACTTGACCTAGACTTAGTAACAAATGGTGATGGTGTAACAACTAACGATGTCGAGGTTGCTAATTTTACAGCTACAGGTAATGCTACAGTTGAAGGTGACTTAACTGTTTTAGGAACAACTACTACAGTTAGTTCTCAAAGTCTTTCTGTTGAAGATAACTTAATCTACCTTAATAACGCATCAGATGAAACTAATGTAGATCTGGGCTGGGTGGGCGGTTACAACGATGGGACTTATGCTCATGCAGGTTTATTCAGGGATGCTACTGATGGATACTTTAAAGTATTCAAAGGTTACTTACCTGAACCCGACACAGCAGCAGACATCAACACAGCAGATCCAAGCTTCTCACTGGCTGATATTGAAGCTGCAAACTTTAGAGGTGCTTTAGTAGGTAATGCAAGCTCTGCAACAAATGCTGATGCCCTTACTACATCTAGGAATATTTCCTTAACAGGTAATGTTACCGGGTCTATTGGCTTTGATGGCAGTGGGGACGTATCTATAAACACCCTAGTAACTAATGACAGTCACACACACAACACCCAGTATTACCCAAGAACAGAGGCAGATACTACATTTGCTACTGTAACCTTAGACAATGTAGCCACATTACCAGCCGGTGTTGTGACTCAGTTAAAGGGTGATAAGGGTGATCAAGGTGATCAAGGCATCCAAGGTATACAGGGTATCCAAGGTATTGCTGGAACCTCTGGAGCTAAAGGTCAAAAGGGTGAAGTGGGAACCGCAGGCGCTACAGGCGCTACGGGTGCTACAGGTGCCACGGGTGCTGTTGGTGCTACAGGTGCCAAGGGTGATACCGGATCTCAAGGCCCAATAGGTAACACTGGTGCTGCTGGTGCTACAGGGGCCAAGGGTGAGGTGGGCGCTAAAGGCAACCAAGGCGATCAAGGTATCCAAGGTATAACCGGAAACACTGGGGCCACGGGTGCCACTGGTGATAAGGGCAGTACAGGTGCACAGGGTGTTCAAGGTGTTCAAGGGCCGGTTGGAGCCACAGGTGCTACAGGTGCCAAGGGTAATACCGGTTCCCAAGGAATCCAAGGTATTCAAGGGCCTATTGGAGACACAGGTGCTAAAGGCCAGAAAGGCGATACCGGTGCTACTGGCGCTACAGGCGCTACTGGTGCTAAAGGCCAGAAGGGTGAAGTAGGTGCTACAGGCTCTCAAGGTATCCAAGGCATCCAAGGTGTTACGGGCGCTAAGGGCAACACGGGTGCCACGGGGCCTACGGGTCTTACTGGTGCTCAAGGAATCCAAGGCCCAACAGGTAACACAGGTAACACTGGTGCTCAAGGTGCTAAGGGCCAGAAAGGTGAAGTCGGCAACACTGGCTCCACAGGTGCTACAGGTGATAAAGGGCAGAAGGGTGAAGTGGGTGCTACGGGATCTACAGGTGCTACTGGGCCTATTGGTAACACCGGTGCTCAAGGTGCTAAAGGCCAGAAGGGTGAAGTAGGTGCTACCGGTGCTACAGGTGCTACAGGTGCTACGGGTGCTCAAGGTGCTAAAGGCCAGAAAGGCCAGACAGGTGCTACTGGTGCTACAGGCCCAACAGGTGCTACAGGTGCTCAAGGTATCCAAGGCCCAACAGGTGCTACAGGTGCTCAAGGTATCAAAGGCCAGAAGGGTCAGACAGGTGCCACTGGTGCCACAGGTTCTACTGGAGCTACAGGTGCTAAAGGTCAAAAGGGTGAGGTAGGTTCCACAGGTGCTACGGGTGCTACAGGCCAGAAAGGTCAAACAGGTGCTACGGGTGCTACAGGTGCTCAAGGTGCTACGGGATCTACAGGTGCTACTGGTGCTAAAGGCCAAAAGGGTGAGACGGGTGCTACTGGCCCAGCTGGTTCTACTTCCTACAATGCAGGTTTACTTGATGGTGTGGACTCTTCACAGTTCTTAAGGTCTGACACAACTGATTACCTCACTGGTTTAATGTATGTAAGAGGAGACATACGAAACGAAACTGGTTACAGAGATCACGGGGTGTATGGTCACTACGACTCATATAAAACAAACCACATCTGGTCTATGGGTTCATCCTATCGTAATAGTGCTACAGGTAGTAACTTTGGTAATTTGTACGGATTAGCTTACAAACATACCAATAATACTACTGGTGGTACGATGGCCGGTGGGCACCAAATGGTGTGGTGTGATAATGGAAATGGTAAGGCAGCTATGGGTACTAACATCTGGACAAGCGGTAACGTAACTGCTTACTCAGATAGACGAGTGAAGACTAACATTGTAAACATACCTGATGCCCTGTCTAAAGTATGCCAGTTAAATGGTTATACTTTTGATAGAACAGATGTAGACTTTGATGAGTTTGGTGAACCTACAACGCCTATACGTCAGACTGGTGTTGTTGCTCAGGAAGTACTAGCAGTATTACCTGAAGCAGTAATGGGTGATGAGGAAGGCCACTACAGCGTAGCCTATGGTAACATGGTTGGTTTGTTGATTGAGTCTATAAAAGAACTTAAAGCCGAGGTCGATGTCCTCAAAACTCAATTGGAGAATAAATAATGGCTATAACTTCATCAGGCACGCTTTATTTTGCTTCGTTTAATGCCGAGTTCGGGCTAGGGTATAACCTTAGCTCGTACTATGGCTGCGACCCATACTTGCCAGTACCTAGATCTGGGTCTATATCGTTCAGTGACTTTTACTCTTCTGACAACAGAACAGCCGAACTTACATGTGGTAAGTCTTCAGATGGTTACTACTCGGGGTTCGGTCGGGCAGGTTGGGCAGAAGCAAACGGGTCAGGTTTCCTAACAGCGTCAGAGTCTTCTGAGAACAGAAACGCTTTTGGGTCTATTAGCAAAACCTTGTACATGTCCACGGGGCAAAGAATAGTCGGGCTATATGCGGCTGATCAGAGCGCCAGCACTAGTAACATTGTGCGGTATATCGCCTTAACCAAGAAGGGTACTGGTAATACATCTACAACTGGTGGCTTTACAACTTTAAAGATTAGGTGTAACAACAAGTTCTGGCGGTACGGTGACCCAACTCCCGCTGGACAAAGTGCAGCGACTGACTTTGAAATGACCTTTAATCGGACAAGCGGGGTTTATGGGTATGTTGGGAACACATACGACAGTAGCGGCCCTACCTACGCATGGCGGTGGACTACATCTTCTATGTCCGGCGCTGACGATGCCAGTAAAGCGTACCTTGGGCTAAACTTAGCGCAAAATGGCGGTTACATCTCCTTTAAAATAATCTACTAAATGATAGGGAAAGAATATGTATACAAACTACGAAGTACTACACATTGATACAACTGAAAAGATGGTTGTTATTAAGTTCATGGAGGAAGGGCGTACTGATTACGTTACTCGTAGATACTATAAGGACGAGATAAACGATGAAATCATAACCGCTCTTGTTGAACATGCACAAACTGAGGCATACGCTTTTCATCACAGAGATGCTGAGTCTGTAGCCTTCACTCCGTCAAGCTGGACGGGGAGTGTTCGATCTTTGATTATGAACGACATACCTGACTACAACCCGTCTTTTGAAAAGCTAGAAGAATCTTGGGTTGAGACGGAGGAGTCAAGAACTAGGGTCTTAACTGTAGTTGAGCTGGATGAGGCTGAGAAAGTCGTTCAGATTCTACTCAAAAGAGAAGAGCTGCTGATAGCTACCGATGTAAATGCGCTTAGTGACAGAACTATGCCAGCTGCTTTAGTAGAGTACAGGCAAGCACTACGGGATATAACTAATCAGGAAGGCTACCCAAACAGTGTTGTTTGGCCAATAGCACCGTTAGGGTGATTGGTATGGCTAAGTTAAAATACTACGCACTGTGTTGCAGAAACATGCACGGTACTAAAAGGCACCTAGACTACATACCAAAGGAAGACTTGGTTATTGTCTTGAACTCTTGGGCAAACGCTGAGGGTGGTGACGGCAATGAAAACGCCCAGTACCTAGTGGACGCTGAGGCTTGGTGCATTTCTGAAGGTGTTGAGTATTACGTTACTGAAAGTGATGGTACGCCATCAACGGGAAAGAACTCAGTGATGAAGTTGTTTCGTGAGTCTGATAACGACTACATGGTGTTGGTTGATGGTGATGATTTTATTACCCCTCACGGGTTGTGGCTATATAATGAGATAGCCCAGAGCGACTCTCCACCAGACGCTATTGCTTTGGAATATCAAATAGGGTTGCTCGCATCAGAAGAATATAAAGGTGCTCCGAAATACCTTAATCCTGTACACATTCCTGCATTTGCTTACAGAACATTCATGCACAACTATAAGTTTTGGCAGGATACATTAGCAGGGA